TATCTGAAGAATGAGCTTGCTGATTTAAAACAGTTCACAGTCATTTCATAGGTTGAAACACCAAGGCGAAAGCCTAAAAGAAACTATCTTGTTTGGCGAATAGTTATCACAAACCTTATTGAAAGCCATGTCTTGGCGGTGCGTTTACCGTGCCGCCCTTACAAAAGATTGGAGGTAAAAATTGAAATTATGCGAATACTGTATGGCTGAATTTGAGCCGAAACAACAAAATCAGAAATACTGTAGACCAGAATGCGCAAGAAGATCTGCGCAGTTTAGAAATTTTAAAAAGGCTGGAAGAATTGTGTATACAAGAATATGCCCGAAATGCGGCAGACTGTTTATGACGATAGATGAACGAAAAGTTGATTGCCAAGACTGCATCGGCAATGAAGTTAAAGAACGATTGAGAAAGCCAAAGAAAAAGGATGATGCAATCAAGGCTGTGAATCATATGGCACGCGCCTCCGGAATGAGCTACGGAAAGTTTGTGGCTCAAATGAGCATGAAGCCATTGGAGAGGAAGTGAATGAGTTGGATTATAAGAAATTCAGACAGGCAAAAGCCATCGAAGCCAAGAACAAGCAGAAGTGGCTTGCGTTGAATCCAAAGCTTAATGACAAAAGTGGAATATATTTCTTACTCCGAGAAGATGAAAATGGATTTAAGTATGCGTATATCGGGCAAGCGCTGCGTATAATCAACAGACTGTGTAGCCACCTTGCAGGCTTTGACCAGCACATAGACCTTAGTTTACGCAAGCATAAGTTGTACAACGAGAGCGATAACCCTTATGGTTGGCGAGTTGAATTTCTGAATTTTCCGGAGAACCAGCTTGACGATAAAGAAAAGTATTACATCAAACTGTATGCAGATAAAGGTTATCAGCTTAGAAATGTCAGTTTAGGCGGGCAAGGAGAAAATCGTGCTAGTGGCTCAATAGGAGAAAGAAAAGCGCCTAAAGGCTATATGCAGGGCATACAACAGGGCAAAAAGACTCTTGCCAAGGAATTATCGCATATCGCTGAAAAGCACCTTGAAATCCGTTTAAAGCCGGAGAAACAGGGTAACAAAGTTTCTGAAAAACAGTATGAGAAGTTTATGACTTTGATTTCTGAAAGTACATATGAGGAGAGTGATTAAATGGCAGAAGTCAAGTGGATTAAGATCACAACAGATGTCTTTGATGATGAAAAGATTCTGCTGATTGAGAGTATGCCGAGTGCGGATAGCATCATTACGATTTGGTTCAAACTTCTTATTCTTGCCGGGAAACAGAATAACAACGGTGTGTTTATGATGAGCAACAAATTGCCGTTCACGGATGAAATGCTTGCCACCATTTTTCGCAGAGATTTGAACACGGTAAGACTTGCGCTTAAGACCTTTGAAGAGTTTGGAATGATTGAGGTTGTTGACAATGTGATAACGATTCCGAATTGGAATAAGCACCAAACGCTTGACGCTTATGAGAAGAAAAAGGAACGTGACAGGCTATATCAGCAGAACCGAAGAAAGAAGCAGAAGAACCTAATTGAGCAAAAATCGCCCGATAAATCGTCTGACGTCGCTGTTTCAGATAAAGAAGAAGAAAAAGAAGAAGATAAAGAGAAAGAAAATATAAAAGAAAATTCGCTGTCGACCGATTCCGGAGATTTGTTTGATTTTGACGATGCATGGAAAAAGACTTTTAGTATATACCCAAAGAAAACAGCGTATAGTACCTCTAAAACAGCTTGGATGGATAAAGTGCTAGAAGTTATCGAAGAGAACCAACCGGACATTGCACGGCTGTTATACAAAGCCACAGAGGCATATTTGAGTGACTATCAAGAAAAGAATCCGGACGATACGGATTTTCGATACATTCCAAAATATGTCGATTGGCTGAAAAACGATTGCGATTATTGGTTGCAGATTGCGGAGAAACGAGGTGATTGCAGTTGACAGAAGCAGAGTTCGGAGTAATCGGGTGCGTACTGATTGACAATGATGTGTTAAATAGTATCTGGCGAACGCTGAAACCGGAAATGTTTAGTTCGGATTTTGCGCAGGACACATACAAGGAAATGCTTGCCATGTATGACCGGAATGAAAGTATTGACCCAATGTCTTTATCAATGGCACTTGAGAACCACAAATACACCCAGGAACAGATTAGTGAATTGATGAAATCCTGTATTACCGAAACAATCACTTCAACCATGGTTAAAAGTTATGCCGATGCGGTTGCGAAAGAATACAAGGCAAGAATGGTTCGTGACATGTATCAGAAATCCAGTTTAAAACCATGCGACATTGATGATACAATCAGCGATCTTCTTACGAGACTTGAGCATTTGCAAGAGGGAAAGGAAGTAAAGCTAAAACCAATCAAGCAGATTTCAGTTGAGAACAGAGACAAATATTTTAACGAAAGTGTTGGAGAGGGCGGTATAAAAATCGGGTTATCACAGCTTGATGATGCGCTTGGAGACCTTGAACGCGGTGATGTAACAGTAATTGCCGCAAGACCTGCAGTCGGAAAATCCGCACTCACAACGCAGATTATTGGGAATATGGCAAAAAAGGGACTTAAAGTTGCATATTTCAATTTGGAGATGAGCGATAAACAGGTGTATGAGCGATTTATTTCAAGACTTGCGGAAATCGGCTTAACGAGAATCAGAAGGGCAAAAGCGTTTCTTGGTGATGAAAAGGAAAAATTTAACCAAGCAAATGAAGAAATGAGTGATTATCAATTATGGATTGCATCCGGAACCGTATCTCCGAGAGAAATAAAGTCAGAATGCAGACACCAAAACTTTGACGTTATCGTTGTTGACTATCTGCAATTGCTTATGCCGGATAACAGATATTCCGGAAGAAATGAAGAAGTAGCATCAATTTCAAGAGGTTTAAAATCGGTTGCAAGAGACTTAAATACGCATGTAATAGCACTTTCGCAGATAACAAGAGCTTCCGAAAGCAGAGACACAAAAGAACCTACCATGGCAGAGTTGAGGGAATCAGGAGCAATCGAACAGGATGCGTCAAACATAATTATGCTGTGGAATCTGTCAGACAATGACAAGGGAGCCAAGGGTGTAAAAATCGAGAAGAACAGACAGGGAATGACAATGCGTGAAGCAATGGAGTTTGATGGAGATCACATGAAATTCGTTGAAATCGAAAAACCATTCAATGATGTTGTAGCAGAAATCAAAAAGAAAGAACGTGGGGACGGATTCAAGCCATACAATGGCGATTGTCCGTTTTAGAGGTAGCTGCTATGGCAAGTGCAAAAATAGAAAAGGGTTCGGAAGAATGGCAAGTATTTATGGATTATTGGCAATTCATTCAGAAATACTATTCACCGGACAATGCTGATTCTTGGTGGGATGAAGTTGTAAAAGCCGGAGAATCATTGATAAACAAATACAAAGGTATGGAGATTGAAGAGCGTGCAAGACAGCTTGTATTGAGCCATTTTGCATGGTTGGAAATCACATACAGAAAGGAGAAATCAAAGAAATGAGCAATGCGTTGAGACGGAAGAAAAAACCCACATTTTACACAAAACAGGAAATGCGGATTATCGGGCGAAATGATTTTGAAAAGAGAAATGCCGATAAGGTTATATCAAAATCATACAAAGATTTTGTCGTGATTGGGTACATAATTCTGCATGACAAATTCGGTTTCGGACAGGCAAGAATCATCCGGTTGCAGGATTTTTTGAAATCTTACTTAGATGAAGCAGCATCCGGTGGAAATACCGGGAAGGACTTGTCTGTTTATCTGAAAAGTAAATACGGAATCGACATCAAAGAAGAAGTCGGAAAAATTCCACAGAGACAGTTAATGAACATGTATGCAAAGAAAGGTTTCTGCATCGAGCGTGAAGCATACAGGCTTTCCAGTGCATCTTTGTTTAACTATTTTGCACTGACACTTACGATTCTGAAAAAGGAATTTAAGATAACAGCGAAACAGTTGCAGTATTTCACGGACAAGTTTATTGACTACATCGACACATTGGCTAATTACAAGCAGTTTCAGTTGACTGTACCGATGATAGCGCAGAGTTTGGCGAATGAGATTAAGTTTGTATGCGATTTGGAGGTTTAATATGACAAATAAAGAAAAATACGGAAATGAGATTATAGAACTTGCGGCAAACACAGCACTGTTTGGATTAAAAAATGGAAAGCCTGCAATTTGCGAAGAAATTAAATGTGAAGAGTGCGATTTTTATGAATCAGATTCGTGCAAAGGTAGTACGTATAATTTCCGAGAATGGCTTAATTCGGAGTATGTCGAGCCGCCTGTTGATTGGAGCAAGGTAGCGGTCGATACGCCGATTCTTGTGAAAGACGTAAAAAGCGGCGAGTGGAATCGGGGATATTTTGCAATGTATGAAAACGGCACGGTGTTCACTTGGTATCATGGAGCAACATCATGGAGCGCAGAAGGTGAATCAGATATTGCAAGTTGGAAATTCGCGAAGCTGGCAGAAAGTGAGGAATAAACATGGAGAGATTAACAGAGCGGACAGCGGATGGAATCTTAGTAAAAGAGAATTACGAGAAAGAATCCTTAAAAACCTTGTATTCGTGCTATGGCGAAAAGCCTAATTCATATTATTCCAACTGCGAAGAAGGTTATTGCGCAATGGAGAAGTTAGCGGATTACGAGGATGCAGAGGAGCAGGGATTACTTCTGCGGTTGCCGTGTGGAATTGGCTCAGATGTATATATAATTCCTAGCAAAATCAATTATGAATTAAATATTTTAAGTCTGCACCCGGAGAACAACAAAGTTTATCATCAGAAAGTAGCCTTGATTACTTTTACAGAAAAAGGATGGTACATGGAGTGTGATAAGGATCGAGAATATGCAACAGACCGAATCCTGTCAGAAAAAATGTACAAGGAAACCTGGTTTTTATCACAAGAGGAAGCCGAAGCCAAGCTGAAAGAAATGAGAGGTGGAGAGAATGGATAAATTTCTTAAAAGCGTAAGCGAGCGAGACTTTGATAGAAGAATATCGGAAGTTGTTGAAATGCTTGAAGAAAAACAACTCTACGGAACTATCAGTTTGATAAAAGATTTGAAATATTATCTTGACTTAGCGACAAAAGAAAAGGCGCACACTTGTAACTGCCAGAACAACAGCAATTCAAGAAATAATGAGCCTTGTTGCAGATGCGATAGCAAACATACCAAGAAACCTATATTTAACCATAACCTAAGTGATACTCTTTCTGTATTCCATTGTGAATGCGGAAACACAATCAAAGTCAGTCACGATATAGGAATAATGAATAACAACAATGCACCAAATTACTGTAGTAAGTGCGGTTGTAGGTTTGATTGGAGTGATGAAGAATGATGTTTCAATCGTACATAAATTTCTTTCTGCTAATACTTATAGCTATTAGGTTAGATATTCTAACAGAATTTGGAGTTAAACTTTTTTGCGTTCTGTCAGTTGTAGCGATGATTGGACATGAGATTTTTGATTATTTGAAAAGAGGAGATAAAAAACGATGAGACTGATTGATGCAGATGCACTAAAGAAAGATTTAAAATCGGTTACTTTAAGCAATGGAACTTTAGTAAATACAAATGCAGTATTGTATTTACTAGAAGAATATCCGACGGCTTATGATGTAGACAAGGTTCTGGAACAGTTGGGAAAATTGAAGAAAGCAGAGCAGGACAGACCAGATGATTGCGACGAGGACGGATGCGGAGACGGCGAACAGATCTACGATGATGGGAGAAGCCAGGGAAGATTTGAAGCATTTGGCAAAGCAATCCAGATTGTGAAAGGCGGTGGAGTAAAGTGACAAGCATAGAATTATGTAGAATGTGTACCGAGTATTCTGCGGACACAAGATGTGAGCATAAAAAGGATTGCAAATTGCAGAAGATTTTGACAGAAAATAAAGCGTTAAGGGCAGAAAATAAAGAACTTCGAACAAAAGCGTTTAGAAATTCATGGGAGAAATCCCCTGACATAATGGGAAGATGAGGTGGTGTAGATGCCAATTAAATCGATTTTATTCAACAAACAAATTAGTACCGAAATGGTGAGGGCAATTCTGGACGGAAGGAAGACTTGCACAAGGCGAATTTGCAAAGATGCCAATGAGTGTACTGTGCCGGATATGGAATTTTACAATGCTGACAGTCGGACTTATGCAGTACATAACTTTGCTGATAAGGAGCATACGGAGCAGTTAAGCATAGCAGAAAGAACTTGTCCTATTTGTCCGGGCGATATCCTGTATGTCCGAGAAACGTGGAAAAGAGCACTGAATGGTTACTATTATTATGAAGATTGGCAAAGAGATGATATTGCCGATATTACGAAGTGGCACCCATCCATCCACATGCCGAAAGAAGCCGCACGTATCTGGCTTAAGGTTACGAATGTGAGGGCAGAGCGGTTGCAGGATATTGACGGAAAAGGGTGTGTGAAAGAAGGAATTGAAGAAGAACCTTTAAAATACGTCGGAGACGAGTTCGTAAAAGGTATGTTTCATGACCTTTGGGATTCAACCATCAAGAAATCTGATCTTGATCGTTACAGTTGGGATGCAAACCCGTGGGTATGGGTGATCGAATTTGAGCGGTGTGAGAAACCGGAAGGAGTGTGAGGTATGAGTAAGAGCAAAGCTAGTAAAATGAACGGCTATCGTAGCATGGTAAGCCGTCAGAAAAATGATGTTTTTAAGTTTAAGCCTAAGAAGAAAAAGAAAGGGTGATACAGAATGAAGATTTTAAGCAAGAAGAAATACAATAAACTCATTGAAGATTTTGAGGAATCGCAGAAAAAGGTCGAGGAACTCAAAAGGATAAACGAGAGTATCGGGAAAAAGCTGGAAGATAAAAAGACAAGTTGCAAATTGAACAATGGCAAGGATTTCTGCTTTAAATGCGAAAACTCTTACAGATATAAGACATATTGGGGAGGAATGGAAACCGAAAAATGCGGTTGCTTGCTTGATGTGTCTTGCGAGGATTTTAAGAGAAAAGAAGATAACTAACTAAAAATCAAAGAAAGGAATAGGTTGTGCGCACATAAAACCGAGGTTTCCTTTTGGTAAGAGAAAATGTTAGATTTTGGATATTACAACATGGATTGTACGCAAGGAATGAAAGAATTTCCCGACAAATATTTTGACCTTGCGATTGTAGACCCACCATATGGAATTGGAGAAAATGGTGATAAAAACCATACAAGAAGTAACCTAGCAAAAGCAAAAGATTACAAGAGTTTTAGCGGAATGGATATAAAACCACCAAACGAAAAATATTTCAATGAACTGTTTAGAGTGTCAAAAAATCAGATTATTTGGGGAGCAAATCATTTTATCAGCAAAATGCCGTTTGATAGTAGTTGTTGGATTGTTTGGGATAAAGATAATGGAGATAACGATTTTGCTGATTGCGAGCTTGCATGGACTTCGTTCGGTACTGCAGTAAGGAAGATTAAATATAGGTGGCACGGAATGCTTCAGCAAAATATGAAGCGTAAAGAAAATCGCATACACCCAACACAGAAGCCCATTGCGCTATATGAATGGTTATTAAACAGATACGCAAAACCTAATGACATTATACTTGATACTCATGTAGGCAGTGCGAGTAGCTTGATAGCTTGTTATAACACAAATCATAAATTTGTCGGGTTTGAGCTTGACGAATACTATTACAAGGTATCAAAGCAGAGGTTAGATACCGAAATGGCACAAATGAGATTAAGTGATTATATGTGAGGTGATGTTGTATGAATTTTGAAAATTATTCTTGTGATAATCAAATGAGCATATTTGACTTCACAAGAGAACCGATCAGCATAACAAAGCCTATTCGCTTAATAGAACTTTTCGCCGGCTACGGAAGCCAAGCAATGGCACTAAAGAGAATAGGGGTTAAGTTTGAGCATTACAGAGTTGTGGAGTTTGATAAGTACGCTATTGCAAGTTATAACGCAGTACATGGTACTGATTTCCCCACAATGGACATAACAAAGGTTCATGCAGAAGATTTGAATATCTGTGACACAAATACATTCACTTACCTACTTACTTACTCATTCCCTTGTACGGATTTATCAGTTGCCGGGAAGCAAGCCGGAATGTCTAAGGAAAGTGGTACAAGAAGCGGTCTGTTGTGGGAAGTTGAGAGAATACTAACAGAAATCAGAGATAGTAACGGAGAATTACCACAGATTTTGTTCATGGAAAATGTGCCACAAGTGCATAGTCAGGATAATATGCCCGACTTTAGAAAGTGGTTAGACTTCCTTGAAAGCCTGGGTTACACAAATTACTATCAAGATTTAAACGCTAAGAATTATGGTGTAGCACAAAATCGTGAAAGATGTTTTATGTTTTCGTTCTTGGGCGAGCACAATTACCATTTTCCGCAGCCTATACCACTCAAAAAGAAGTTAAAAGACTATCTTGAGGATAATGTAGATGAAAAGTATTACATTAACAATGAAAAGGCTGACAAGCTGATAAAGCAGCTTATTGACAACGGCACATTACCACAACACAATCTTGACAGACAGACAGACAGACAGACAGACAGACAGACAGACAGACAGACAGACAGACTTGCGTTGACGGAACAATCAATAAGCCGCAGCAAAGAGAAGTTGCAAACTGCATCAAGGCAAGATGCGACTGCGGAATATCAAACTTGCGGTCAGACGGAAACTTGGTTGTTAAAGGATATGGGAGAGACGGCAGACAAACAGATTGATGTAGCCGTAACTCTTAGGGCAAGAGATTATAAAGGCCTTGATAATTATGGAAGCAATGGAGTGATTGAATGGAAAAATTAACAGACGCTATCGGAATAGTGCTTTTTGAAAGTGAAAAATTCGGTGGCGAAAAGGTACTTAGGGTGGGATTTGTCCTACCCTAAGAGCCAATAAAACAAGTAGTGGAGTGATTGAAGTAATGGCAGATGTAAAGGTAATAGGACAAATGGATAACACAATAGTTGCTATGCGTGGCAGAAATCCCGATAATCCGTCAGATAGAACTGTGGAAAGCCCGACAGAGCAGAGATTAGAAGTAAATATGCAAGGTACAAGTAATTGCTTAACGAGTGTGCAGAAAGACAATTTGGCGCTTGAAAACGTAAAAATTAGACAAGCCACAAAGGACGGCTCTATTGAATGCGAAATAGGCGGTTGCTTTGATGCAAGCTATCCTAACAGCAAAACAAGAAGAGGAAAGGTGCAAGACAAAGGCAATACTTGCCCTACATTAACCGCGCAAAACCAAGAAGTTGTTAGAATTGAAAAGGTCGGTCAAATATCAGGTAATGGATCCCAATGCGGTACAGTTGTTTCTGATAACGGCATATCTGCTAATCTTGTATCTGGCACACACGGATATGCAAATAGCCATATTGCTACACAATATCGTATCAGAAAGCTAACACCGAGAGAGTGCGGACGGCTGATGGGTGTATCTGATGAAGATATTGAAAAAATGGCAGCAGTCAACAGTAATACGCAACTGTATAAGCAATTTGGAAACAGTATTGTCGTAGATGTTATGTGTGCTATGTTTAAAAACTTAAATATCAACCAATAAAATAAGGAGAAATGGCTTATGAAATTTACAAAATTCATTAAGCCAGAACTTGAATACATTAAAGAAAATGCCAATTTCACGGAAGAAGAGGAGAGGATTTTCTCTCTTCTCTGCCGTGGTTTTTCACAAAAGCAAATATCCACAAAAGAAAATCTATCACTAAGAACGATAGAGTACAGAGTGAGAGATATAAAAGATAAAATAGAAAGAACGGGGGTATTTGATTGGATGAAAAAGAACTGTTGAAATATGCCGTTGATAGTGGTATTCTCGACATAGCACTTGTGCAGAAACAAGTCACTATGCAAAAGAGAGAAAAATTACTCAACAAAAATCCCTATAAAATCTATCAAGGAAAGGATGAGAACTGGTACTCATATCTGCCGGATGAAGTTAAAGGCAGACGTAAAATCAAGGCAAAGCGTAGAGAAGCGGTCGAGCAGAAAATCATTGATTATTGGAAAGAGAGAGAGGATGACCCTACAGTAGAGGAAATCTTCAATCGTTGGATTTCACAAAAGCTGGAACTTGAAGAAATCAGCAGGGCAACCTATGACAGATACTTAATGGACTTTCAGAGATACTTTGACGGTATCAAAGATAAGAAAATCAAAAGAATAGACGAATGCGACCTTGAAACGTTTATACGAAACAGCATCCATGATTTCAACATGACTTCCAAGGCATTCTCAAACTTCCGAACGCTGATTTATGGAATCTTTAAGTATGCCAAGCGGAAGAAGTATGTCAAGTTTTCCATTACATACACGCTGAAAGACATGGACATATCACCAAAAGCGTTTAAGCACGTAGTCCGACAGGCAAAAGACCAAGTATATATGCCGGATGAAAAGGAGCGCATGGAGATGTATCTTAGGAATCACTTAGATATCGTGAACCTTGGATTGTTATTTATGTTTAAGACAGGGGTTCGTGTCGGGGAATTGTCGGCATTAAAGCGGAAAGATGTTGAAAATTACACGGTTGCGATAAATTCTACAGAGACGCGTTATCGTGATGATGACGGTTTTCACTATGAGGTCAAAGATTTTCCAAAATCAGAAGCCGGATTGCGATTCGCTATATTGCCAGATAAGTACAAATGGATTCTTGATGAAGTGCGAAAGAGAAATCCCTTCGGGGAATATCTATTCGAGAGAGACGGAGAACGGTTGAAATCCTACAACTTTCGTGAACGTTTGCGGTATATCTGCGAACATGAACTGCGAATGAAAGTGAAATCTCCGCACAAAATCCGTAAGACGTATGGAAGTATCTTGCTCGACGGAAAAGTGAAAGAGTCCACAATCCTTGATACCATGGGGCATACAGACATTAGTTGCACAAAAGATCATTATTATTTTGATCGTACCGGAATTGAGGAAAAGAGACAGGAACTTGACTTAATCGAAGCATTATGAGTCCCTGGTACTCAAAGGTACTCAAAGAAAAATTGAAAGAATGGCTATTTTAAGCCATTTCAAGGCAATTACTTTAGGGTTCGATTCCCGTACGGACTGTTTTAAAAGTCGCATAAACACTGTGTTTGCGGCGTCTTAAAAAAAATTGGTACTCAAAATGGTACTCAAAAATTGAACACAAAAGAAAGGAGTCTGCACAAGTGCTTTAGATTCTTTTCTGAAAATGGTAGACTTGGAACGCTTTGGGCGTTCTTTTTTTTATGCGGTTTTTCTGCTTATTTTTTGCGGAAGAACCGTATTTTTTTATGCAAAAATATAAGCATAGGAGGGATGCGGAATGTTATTTACGGATGAAATTCTTGAAAAAATCTTAACAAGAGAAGATGTGTCAAAGGTTCCGCTTGTGTATCAGTCAGCAATGATTCACGCAATCAAGGAAGTATTGGAGGAAGAGAATGTATCAGATGCAAAATCAGAATATGGCATTTAACCCAAACCCAAGCTATGCCGCATATCAGTACAACCCAATGCAGAGGTTTCAACAACCAGAGCCACAGATTCCGCAGATGCAACCGCAATTTCTTGGAATCCAAGGAAAAGTAGTGCAGTCGGAATCGGCAATCATGGCAAATGATGTGCCTATGGATGGAAGCGTTGCGTTTTTCCCAATGCAGGACATGAGCGCAATCGTAGCAAAACAATGGGATGCCAACGGAACAATCAGAAAGACCGTTTACAAGCCTTTTAATGAGCAGATGGCAGATTCTTCAAGCGATGATAAAAGAATTGAAATAGGGCTGTCTGACGATGCGACAAGGGCTATTACTGACAAATTGGATTGCTTGTTTGGAAAGATGGAAGAGTTGGAAGATAAGCTATCTTCGCAAACGCAAAGAAAATCTTCACGAACACAAAAGGAGAGTGAGTCTTAATGAATCCTATGCAGATGTTACAGGGAATGAGAAACCCACAGCAGTTTTTACAACAAATGATGGGGAATAACAGCGTAATGAGCAACCCTATGGCACGCAATGCTATGCAAATGGCGCAGAAGGGAGATTCCAAGGGCATCGAACAGATGGCTAGGAATTTGTGCAAAGAAAAGGGAATTGACGCAGATAAGGCTTTTGAGTCGTTTAAAAGTCAATTAGGAATGTGATACTAATTCTTGCAAGATTATGTATATAAAAATGAATTATGGAGGTAAATTCTATGTTTAACACAGGTAATTGTGCATCCGTTCCGCTTGTCGCAAACATTGACGGAAACGGAAATAACAATGGATGGGGCGCAGAAGGCTCATGGTTATGGTTCATTATCGTTATCTTTGCCATCTTCGGATGGGGTGGATTCGGTAACGGATTCGGAGGAAACGGAATGAATGGTGGTGTCGGAAGCGAAATCCAGCGCGGATTTGATAATCAGGCGGTTGTGTCAAAACTTGATGGCATTACAAACGGAATTTGTGACGGATTCTACGCAGTACAAAACGGCATGAATGGCATCAACACAAACATTTTGCAGACCGGATTCGGCATTCAGCAGGCTATCAATGCTGATACAGTCGCTAATATGCAGAATACAAACGCATTACAGTCACAGCTTGCTAACTGTTGCTGCGAAACAAGAGAAGCTATCCAAGGCGTAAACTACAACATGGCAACTAACACTTGCGCATTGCAGAACACCATGAACAGCAACACGAGAGACATTATCGACAGTCAGAACGCAGGAACACGCGCTATTCTTGATTATCTCTGCAATGAGAAAATCTCTAGCTTACAGGCAGAGAATAGCGACCTTCGCAGAGCAGCTTCACAAGATCGTCAGAGCGCACTGCTTACAACTCAGATGGCGGCTCAGACACAGCAGATTATCAATGCGGTAAATCCGTCTGCTATTCCGGCATATGTTGTACCTAACCCAAATGCTTATGCATATGGATGCGGATGTAACACAGGATGTAACTGCTAAAACTGAATAATTGAGTATCTTAATTGAGTTTAACTCGATCATGTCTGCTAAGCAGTATTACTTATAACCAAAGGGCAGACTATAATGTTTGCCCTTATTTTATGAAAGAGAGGTAAAAATAATGGAAGTAACAGGAATTGCATTACAAACCGTTGCTGCTGGAGAAGATGTGGCATTTACAGAAACAGCAGTAAACGGAACAAAATGTATCGTACACAGACAGGGAAGCGGAATTATCAAGTTAAGAGGTATCACAAATCAGTGCAAAGCTAGATTTTTGGTATCGTATTCCGGCAACATTCAGATTCCGACAGGCGGTACAGTTGGAGAGATTTCGCTTGCAATCGCGGTTGATGGAGAGCCTTTGCAGTCAACAAAGATGATCGTAACGCCAGCCGCAGTTGAGAATTTCTTTAATGTATCAGCACAGGCCTACGTTGATGTGCCTTGCGGTTGTTGCAGTACCGTAGCCGTGCAGAATACATCCACGCAGGCTATCGAGGTTCAGAACAGTAATTTGATTGCGGTAAGGGAGGCTTGATATTATGCATAAGTTTGCGAAACAGATTATGGATTGCGTGAAAGCCCACGTTGACGGCATTGGAATTGAGAATTTTGAAGGTCAAAACCTTGATGATCTCAAGGATTGGACGGAGATTGCAAAGAACATCGTATGCTTCGACAAAGATTATAACATTGTTGAAGCAATGAAAAAGTCTGAAAATAACGAGGATATTATGCGTATGCTTGAACAGTACGAGGATTATCCAGACAGAAGATTTTACGACCATTACCGCTATGCAAATGGCAGATTCGCACCGAAAGGGCGTGGAACACGCAGAGGATATGTAGAACCACCATATTATCACCAGATGCCGGAAGATTACCGAGAGTGGGAGAATATGTCGGACGCAGAGCGAATGAGAGACCTTGACCGAATGAGTATTGGGAAGATGTATTATTCAGAGCCTATGAGCGGAAATAACGGCATGAGTACCGGTACTCACGATGCAAGAGAGGGCAGAGCCGGTATGAGCCGGAGAAGCTACATGGAAACAAAGGAAATGCATAACGGAAATTCACCGGAAGATAAGGACGCAAAGATGAAAGAGCTTGAAAAGTACATGAAATCTCTTTCGGAAGATGTGACCGAACTGTTTTCCGGCATGTCCCCAGAAGAGAAACAGTTGACCAAGACAAAGCTGACTACGCTTGTCACGAAAATGTAATAGAGAGGGCATTTTGCCCTCTTTGTTTGCGAGGTGGTAAATTGTTCACGATAAACAATGAAATGTGGAATTTGGTCAAAGTATCGCGTTACAGCGATATGCTACAGAGAAGTGATGGAAGCAGAACGGTAGGCATGACCGACAGGGACACGAAAACGATATATCTTGCAGATGATCTACGCGGAAAATTCCTTGACCGTGTGTTATGCCACGAATTATGTCATGCGTTCTGTCTTTCGTATAATGTATACATGGATATTGGCACCGAGGAAATTGTAGCAGACTTCTTGGCTACATACGGAAGAGAAGTATTTGAAATAGCAGACAGACTGTTGATTGAACTTATGGAGGTTGCATAATGGATAAAATTTCAGAACTCTTACAGTACGTGCACCGGACGAATCCGGAAATGACTAGGGAAAAGCTGATAGAAGAGTTGAGCAAAAGCGATTATTCGGCGCGGTCTTTGATTTTCACGAAAGAAAATTTCGTTGCGCTAGGGCAAAAATAAATCCGGCGGTTTGAATCGCCGCCGGAATTGTGTCAGACTTTCGGAATGTAAGAACCTTTCATTATTTCTATAGCGAGTTTTGCGCCTTCCGTCATGTAAAAATCATTATTCTTTGCACAGCAACTAAAAAGCAGTTCCTCGAACTCTGAATATAAATTTTCACTTAATAACCCTTTTAGCTTCTCTGTTAAGGGTGAGAAGTATTCAACAAAGGCATTTCCGGTTTCATTGTCAAGCTGACTTGAACATACAATTTTAATAAATTCATCCATTTTAGTAGTCTCCTTCTTCTGTTAATAAATAGTTGATATATCCTGTCGCAAGTCTGGCAAGACTTTTACTGCCATCCAACAAGTCCAATTTGTACTCTGGTCTATAGCCAAACCTCTGCACGTAGAACTTTTCTTCAAGTTCTAAGTCGTAAATGTCAGATAGCTCCACGAGAATCTTGTGATATAAAAATTTTCTCGTCCACCCAAACTGTTCCATGATAATTTTTAATTTCCAATTATTTTTTCTGAACCACGCTCCGCGTGATGCGTCCAATTGCTGTTTTGCAATGTAACAATCTGCAAATGGGTCATCATTTTTCGGCAATGCCGCCTGTGGTTTCTTTATGGCTTTCTCCATGTCGGTAAAACGTTTCACGTATCGGGCAGTAAATACGATGCCTTTTTCTCCGTTGAATTTGTTCGCAAGAAAATCACATCCTAACTTGGTTACTTTGTAGCACTTGTTTTCTTTTCCGGATTCATCTTTGTAGGTAGATGGAATGAAATAATCACTCGCACCTAAATTGTGGTGAGTCAAAATTTCAATGATTCCTTCAGTATGTTTTCCCTTTACATCCTGTCCTTCCAATTTTCTTAAAACTCTGTCGTGACGCATTCCCATCATTTCTGCAATCTCTAAAGTAGTGATGGTTTGTTCTATTTGGTTCATGCTTATTCTCCTTTCTGAAAAACAACATTATGTTTGTTTTGAACAACCTCATAGTTGTATTATAAACAACAGTTTATTTGTTGTCAACAATATTTTAGTTGATTTATTGTTTTATTTGTTGTATTCTGTTTCTTGTATAAGAAAGGAGGCGTATGATGTTTACCAAATTATTAAGATTAACATTGGTTGAAAAAGAAATGACAGCTAAAGAGTTAGCCACAAAGATAGGGACAACTCAACAGAACCTATCAGCAAAAATGAAGCGTGACAACTTTTCAGAAAAGGAAATGCGGCAGATTGCGGATGCATTGGGGCTTGATTTAGAAATTGTAATGAAAGAGAAGAAATAAGAAAACCCGCCTAACTGGCGGGGTTTTGATGAAAGAAAATTTTTCCGCGCCCCAAAAAATATTTCGTAATTTTTTTGTACCCCCCTGGGGTAGCGTTTTTGGGGTCAAGATTCCATTTTCACGGATTCCAAAAAACGTGTAACAAACGTGCAATTATCTGCGGCATTCCGCAAATAACACAAATACACTATATATTATGTTGTATATAGATAATTCATTGATGATATTTGATGATATTGCCGGTCACAGGCAAACGCCAGAAGACGCTTGCCCAGCTATAGTTATAATCTAGCATAGACCGCATTTTACCACTTGTCAAGATAGTTTTTCCCATCGTACCGGATGTAAGTGTTTGTTATGCTTTCCAACTTTTGTGTGATCTGTAGCCAATCTCCGCCGCGCTGGGCGGTTATTTTGATTTTTGCAGACTCCACCCACTCCACACCCTCAAACTTTGAATAGCTGCACAGCTTGCCGGATGCCACCGGATAGCCAAGAGCAGACACCCGGCGCAGAATTTCACGCTTGCCGATGTATTCCCATTTCTTTCGCATAGGCTTATACCTCCTTATATTGTGTTTATTTGTCAATGTGCGTGTGGGTGTCAGCACCCACAGAAGCCACGCCGCCGGAATTGAACCGGCTCACAACGCCACCAGGCACGCGGAAAGGGGCGGAAGAGTACCGCCCTAAGTGCTTTATTTTGCTTTTTTAACCGATATAATACGATCATCGGTTTTATCCTTTGGCGTGCCGTTGTCGCTGATCTTAACAATAACTTTCTGTCCGTCTTTAAAATGCAAGTCGGTGTCCGTGTCGGACATTTCCCAGATGTTACCGTCTGCCGTGTAAATGTCAAAGCCTTTCCCGGTCAGCTTTTCACCGTCCTCGTAGGTATAAGAGTAACTAAAATTCCGGACGGTTCCGCGTACTTTGTAGGTGTGCGCCGTCTTTGCGGTTGCTGTAGTTGGTGCAAGGTTTACAAGGGTAACTGCTGCTAATGTGATAGCTAAGATTTTCTTTTTCATGGTTTCAAGTCCTCCATATTCTAAATTTTTCCGGTTGCTCCGGGTAAAGGCAAGCCGGGGAATCGAACCCCGGAAAAGCCAACCTTGCCTATGCGTATATTGTCCCTATGTTTTTAAATCTCCACATAGCAACCGCTAAATCTTGGGCGCTACTGATCCAATAAGTAGGCTTATATGTGTATTTATCGCTTTTTTCTTTTTCAAATTCCGCAAGAGTCCACCGCACGCCCTCATAGTGTATAATATGTACAGTTTTTTCTTCATTGTCGGCGATTGCGTGACCGCTATACTTTTCTTTGTTTGATAATACCATTTCGGCAATCGGCAAAAGCGCCTGCGCCGCTTCTTTGAAAATTCCATATTCATATTGGCAATGAACGTATACGTTACATCCTGCGAGGATTTCTTGGCTATGTTCGTCATAATCAACTTCTGAGAATTTTTTCACTATGTTTTCGACTTCCGAAAGTCTAACGATCGGATTTTTTACCGTGATTGAAACTGAAGTGTCATAAAGTGCGCTTCTGACTCTTACGGATACGTCTTTACTTGTGAATCCACTTTCTTTCAATGTTTTCCTAATTAGTTGCGACAATTCTTTATTGCTCATTGTGTAGTAACTCATATTAACCATCCTTTCTTATCCTGTGGTCTGCCATCATCAGAGCCGGGCAACCATCCCACGGCTGACGCTCCAGATCGGAGCGTTTCGGCTATGCTATGCAGATTTCAAATACATCGCCTTGAACGTCTCATGTTCATGCCTCCCGTTATTTAAAGAATTTTTTAAACATTTCTTTTGCTGTTTCATAATCATTTACTTTCTTTTCAACGTATCCAGCAGCAGCGGTGCCGTTTTGATCGGCAACCATTTGAAAAACTTTTTCTTGGTCTGCTGGATGAAGTTTCGCAATTTCTTCAATTCCTTTTGTAAAATCCTTTATTTTTTTATCAGTCATCTTGCTTACCTCCGTCCTTTGTTTTCCTGTTGAGATTATAATACACAAAGATGTACTTTTAATCAATATGCAAAATACACAAAGATGTACAAAACAATAAAGATTGACAATGAATACACAATGATGTATTATTCATTTATAATAGAAAAGAAAGGAGTACACCATATGACGGAGACAGTAGAAAAAAGAAAGAACGTTTATAGCGGGTCTATTTCATATAGAAGATTATGGGAGACACTGGAAAGAAGAGGGATTAAAAAAACAGACTTGAAAGATAAGGAGAAGTTTAATTTATCCCCAACACTGGTTAATCGTCTTGTAAAAAATCAAAATGTCAGTGTTGATACGATCATGTATTTATGCGATCGGCTGAATTGTCAACCGTGTGATATTTTAGAGTATATAAAATAAATACACAAAAATGTATTTTATGTATTGACAAACAATACACAAAGGTGTATTATAATATTGTCGAAAGGCAATAGGCGAAAGCCGGAAAGGAGAAAAATGAGCGAAGATATGAGTGTATTTAAAAGTTACTTAAGAAGACTTTTGCAGGATCTGAAAGATTTAAAGGAAGTTTTAAAGTCTAAGGATTATGAAAAAGCGGAAAAGATGGTCGATCAGCTGATTGATGATACTCAAAAGGGTATTGAAGACAATTAAAAGAAAGGGCTGGAGAAAATCCAGCCCGACACACAAAAACCATACCAAGTGAAATGAGTGCTATTTGAATATAGCACATCCAGAGAAGAAAGAAAAGAGGAAAAAGCTATGTTAAAGATTTTAAAAGAGTTAGGACAGATGGAAGGACATTTTGCAGTAGAAATTTTCAAGGTTGAAGAGTTAGGAATGATCGCAGTAGATCACGACACAAGCAACGGCGAGACGATGGAAGCATGGAAATGTGACAGTACAGGCGCGGCGCTGGATGAAGATACACCGAGTTTTAGAGTTAAAGAAATTAACGATCCTGTATCTTACGATGAGGACGGAGAACCGGATCAGTGGGAGCTGGTAGGGTTTGAAATTGAATAATTGAAATGAGTATTGATAATTTGACAGCTTGAAATATAGCTGTCTTTTTTTGTTTAAAACGTAGAAAATCTTTGTTAAATTTTCACAAAATTTCAAGAGTGATAATTTTATTACGGACAGGACAAAAATGATAGAATAGTATTAGTTTTGTTGCAATGCAACACCTCTGCAACAAATTGCAACATTTTTGCAACGTAGATATAGACACTAGAGTTAGAGAAAAAGTATATTCTCTCTTGTAATATTAAAAATATATATTATAAATAAGGCAGTATATTTATATAAATAATATATATAATATACAGGCTTAAAATTTAATTTTAAAATATACCTTGACAAGAAAATGATAGAATGATATTGTTTTATTAAATTAAAAACGCATTCGGGCAACGGGCGGCGGCAGCCGTCGAGGTCCCGAAAGAAACGGACTTCATGCAGCCGGTACAGTCGAAATCATCATGATCTGATTGTATCAGTTGCATTTTTTATTTTAATTATTCCAGTACTGGAGAGAGGAGATGTCGATCATGTCAGCAGTTGAAAATCAGGAAATAAATAATAATACCGTTGATGTTTTTAAAAGTGATATTGACATGTATATAAATCTCTGGATGGAAGAGAGACATGTAAAGGATATATGTAAAGTATCGCAGAACAGATGGTATAACTGTTGTAAATATATCTATGAGAATGTATTTAAAGTTAACCCAAAGTACCTAAAGGATGATAATAATATTAATAATGCCTATGATACAGATAAGGTTAACGAGGTATTAGATATATATATAGACCTGTGCAATGACTACGAGAAAGTAGTGAATATTGTCGGGTTTACATTCTTCACTGGAATACATAGAGATACATTAAATGGCTGGGTCAATGGCGTGCAGCTAGGCTCATCAGGCTCCGACATTTGCAAAAAACTTGACGAAATGCGTGAGGAAAGTTTGGTAGGTTTACAAGTTTCCGGCAAAGGAAATCCCATGAACTACATGCCATCACTCAACAAGTATTGCGGTTTCAATATGCCGGGCGTTAGAGATCAGGGATCCAGAGCAAGAGCGTTGACAGCCGAAGAACTGCCACATCTTGGGGCTAATAATTGTATAGGATTGCCGAACAACTCCGACAATTCTGGTTGAAAAAAGCGAGAAAAACGCAATAGACAATTCAAACAATTTAAAGCCCAGTGTTTAATGGTCTTAAGGCGCATTAAATCGTTGATACATTACGCAAAACAAGGGTTTTGCGAATAGTTGTAAAATACGAATGGAATTGAACGAACAATTCAAACAATTTATCAATGTTCAAAGCATGATTCTGCATGGAGGGGGGAGGGGGTTTGATAGGTTGAGAAAATCAGCACTACTAAGTCCTTTAAATATCCTCAAAAACAAAAAGAGATTGGATGGAAAAGTATGAGAGTAGTATCACAAAGCAAAGACGTTTCGCTTGATTTTGACCGAGCGGTATTCACAGCAAATCATGGAATGATAACTGCTATGGTTGATGGAAAAACGTTTACCATTGGGACGTATGCAAATTTAGGTAGAGAAAAAGAAGTATTCTCTGATATGCACAAGGCATTTTCGGCTTTTCAAGTTATTAGCACAAACATGGATAAACAACAGGTGGCCGAAATGTTTGCAGTATCTAAAAACATATCGATCAGATGCGTTGAGATGAATGATCCTTGTATGGGAATAACTGTATTTGATAACATGGTCTATTACATGCCGGAAAAGTAGTGTTAATATAGCGCTATCGCCAAGCGGTAAGGCACTGGATTTTGATTCCAGTATTCGCAGGTTCGAATCCTTGCCTGTCTAAGCGGTCAAATTATGCTGTTTGCTTGCAGGCGCTCTATGGTTTGGCTGTAATCGGCATTTTGTATGCCTAGTGCAACGCATGGCACGAAAAACATTATTGCTAACCGTCTGATGGCGGTTTCGGAACGTAGCTTAATTGGTAAAAGTGGCGTGTACACGGAAAACAACAACGAGAGCCGGATTGAAGGTTCAAATCCTTCCGTTCTGATGGTGCCGAGCTGATCTGATACTGTATGCGTAGCGCGGTCGCGTACAGAGATATGGAGTGAGGTGTCCGAGCATTTTGGGGAAGCGGCAACGATTGGCGGTGTTGCGGCTGACTGTAAATCAGTTCCCAAGTGGTAAACACTGGAGGTTCAATTCCTCTCTTCCCCATGTGGTTGGATAGCTACCAACTAGCAGGTAACTGTCGGCACAAGGGACGAAAATGGAACACAGATTGAAATGACAAGATATGCGGATGAATTAAACAAGGAGTGAGATTATGTTAATAGTTGCATTGCAAGATGATGTAGACAATCTGTATGCTATATGGAATGCAGTTACAGATAGATTTTTAGGCGTTAATCTCACAAGAGATTGGGCGATGGACGCAATAATACAATATAAGCATTGCTCTATAGCAGAAGCTAATTCAAGACTAGACAACCCACAACCATTTTCTGACATTGCTAAGGCTATTTGCAATAGCAATATTAAAAGTGCATTAAATGTACTACGCACAAGATGTCACGAAAGTGCAAGAGACAGTTTTGATAAAGGAAATTATGGAATTTTGCATATAGTTACAGCAGACGAATTAAAATAAACGATTGCTGATTATCAGCGGAAAGGAAAACAAATGGACGAAATGAAATCCGGAATGAAAATTGCTTATCAAGGAGTAAAAGAAGAAATGGAAACAATAGTTGCAGAACTTGCAAGAAAAGGAATTGAAAAGCCAAAAGGCTTTAGCGTATTAGAACAATTTGTAGAAGACAGACTTTCAGAATGCGAATAAATATATTACCGGCTAACAAATGGAGTTAGTCGCTAACCAACAAAAATTATTGGCAGAGGTCTTAAGGCACTTCTGCTTTTTTGCGGAGGTGCTTTTCTTTTGGCAAGTTCAAGCCTAATTTCCACAGTAAATGGATATGAAAATTACATACAGGTGCATGGCGTTGATGAACAGGTCATGGATGCCATGGTAGAAGCGGCAAGGGTAGCCATTCTGACAGAAAAGGATGTTGAGTATGGATTAAACGTTTCTGCAAGAGCGAAACAACTGGAAGAACAGTTTATTTTTCAATCCACCGGCGGCACACCATGGGATTTAGAGAAATATTCATTCCAAAACAAGGTATCTTATGAAATTCTGGACAAATATTACGGAATTTTGCTTTTGGAAGCGCAAAACAAAGTTGTAGATAGTGCTTTCCAGTATTTGGAAAAGAAAAGAGAGCCTAAAGAGCGGTTTTACATGCCAAGAAGAAAGCAATTCTTAAAAATCGGACTTATAGATGCGCTGCAAGGCATGATTGATGATAGATATGACATCCTGTGCGTATCACTTGTCCCAGGTGCGGGTAAAACAACGGTTGAAAAAATGTTTCACGCGCTTGTTGCCGGATGGTTCCCTAGAGATTTCAGCCTTTTTTATTCGCACAGCGGAGACATTACCAGAATGTATTACGACGGCGTGTACGATATCGTTACAAATACGGAAGAATATACATGGAATGAAATTTTTCCAAATCTTTCCGTGACGAGCACAAATGCGAAGATGGAGCAGTTTAATGTCGGGAAGTACAAATCGTTTCCATCCGTACAATGTACGTCTGTTGGTAGTAAGAATGCAGGTAAAGTAAGGGCTTCTAAGTTCTTACTGGTTGACGATATGATAGGCGGAATTGAAGAAGCAATGAATCCCATTATCCTTGATAAATTGTGGGATAAATATGCCGTAGATGCCCGCCAGAGAAAGATACAGGACACGGACGGTAAAAACTGCAAGGAAATACATATTGCCACAAGATGGAGCGTACACGACGTCATAGGGCGCATCCAAAATATGTACGAGGGAAATCCAAGAGTAAAGGTTATTGCAGTTCCGGATGTAGACCCAGTTACCGGAGAAAGTAACTTTGAATATGAGTTTTCCGGTTTTACAAAAGAATTTTTTGAAGACCAGCAATTATTGATGGACGACATATCATATCGTTGTCTCTACAAACAGGAACCGATTGAGCGAGAGGGATTGCTGTTTCCGGAAGATAAAATACGCCGGTATCTTAACTTGCCACATGGAGAGGCAGAGATTGTAACCGGTCAATGCGATACAAAGGGAAAAGGAACGGATTACTTTGTTTTGCCGGTATTGCAAAAATACGGAGAAGACTATTACTGCGTTGATTGTGTTTGCGATAACACGGCAGATTATGAGATGCAGTATGAAAATGCAGCAAATGTTTTGACAAACAACAAAGTGCAGGAATGTGAATTTGAGAGAAACGCCGGCGGAGACCGTGTCGCGATGGAAGTAAACAAGCGTGTCGAAAAAAAAGGATGGATATGTAACATTACTGACACACCGACGGAGACAAACAAGGAAGCAAGGATTTTCCAGTGCTCTAACTGGATATTGCAGCACGTTATATTTAAAGACCAATCATTATATAAGCCAAATGAGCCATATGGAGTAATGATGTCTCTTCTCAAGAGATATTCAGTGTCCGGTAAAAAGCAGTTGGATGATGTGCCGGATGTATTTTCAAACTTTGCGCTTAGAGTGACAAATGGAAGGAATGTAGCAAAAGTAGAAGCAGCAGTGAATCCGTTTAGGAGGTATTGATATGGTAAACAAAGATATTTTAAATCAATACTTAGATTTAAGAGAAGAAGTAAAAGAAGTAAGGAATAAAATTGAAAAGCTTGAAAAATACATAGAAAAAATTGAGCAGGAAGGAACGGTTATTGATAGCGTTTCTGGCGGAAATGGTGGAAACCAACATTTTAAAATAGAAGGAATACCATTGCCAGAATATAGGCACAAAAAAACCTTGTTATATTCCAGAAAAACCACCCTCGAAATTTTGGAAAACGAACTTCTTGAAAAAACAAATGAAGTAGAAGAGTTTATTGCAAATATAAAAGATAGCAGAATTAGAAGAATAATTAACCTTAGATTTTTAGAAAATCAATCTTGGAATAAGGTTGCCGACCAAATAGGAGGCAATAACACAGAAGACAGCGTTAGAAAAGCGTTCGATAGATTTATGAAAGAGTAAAGTTGTCCGATATGTCCGTTTTTTTTCTGATATAGTTATAATCGAAGAAAGCAACAAAAGTTGAATACTTCACCTCCCCCAATTTATAAAAGCATCGTAGAGAAATCTCCGGTGCTTTTTCTTTTGCAAAGAAAAGAGGATTTTATGGGATATACACCAAAAAAAATATATTGCCCGCGGTGTGGAAGAAAAGTTGCCACGCACGATGGGCGTTCAACAATGAACATTTCTGTGGAATGTAGGAAATGTCACAAAAAAGTGGTATTTTATCCGGAGAATGAGAAGACGGAATTAAAATCTCTTCCAATCCGGTCAACATCCAGTGGGATGACGTTTATTTAGGAGCCAATTATGAATAATAAATCTCTCCAAGACATTGTTAAGGGATGTTATGGGCGAAAAATTTTATATACTGATGTTGAAACCATCACAGCAAACAATATTGTCAAGGTGGTGGGAGACTGCATCGGAAATTTTTATTACAACAAAACCATCATAGAATATCTTTGGCGATATTACAAAGGTGACCAGCCTGTTTTATACCGTGTAAAGGTGCAAAATGCTGATATTACAAACAAAATAGTAGAAAATCATTCGTATGAGATTGTTCAGTTCAAAGTAGGTCAAACATACGGTGAGCCAATCCAGTTTATCAGTCGAAAAGATGATGATACGATTAACAAGGCAGTGGATGCGCTGAACGACTATCTTGTGGATGCGAATAAACAGGAAAAAGACATTAAAGCAGGAGAGTGGCAGTCAGCAACTGGAACATCTTTTAAGGCTGTGAGATTTTCAAATGGAGAAATACCATTTCAGATTGTTGCCCCTACTCCGATGAATACTTGTGTTATTTATAATCGGAGTACGGAAGAACCGGTGATTGCCGTACAGGAGCTTAAGGACGAAGATGGAAGATGGTACAAACTGTGCTATACAGACAATTATTCATGCAAAATTCAAAATGGAGTAGTTTCTGAATGGAAATTGCACGCATTTGGAAGTATACCTATTGTTGAGTTTCCAAATAATCATGAGAGAATTTCTGATATTGAGCTTGTCATAGGTATTTTGGATGCCATAAACAATATGCAGTCAAACAGAATGGATGGAATTGAGCAGTTTGTTCAGTACTGGGTTAAGTTTGTGAACTGTGAAATCGACCCAAAAACGTTTGAAGAGATGAAAATGAGCCATGCTTTGACGGTAAAGTCCAATAACAAGGATAACAAAGCCGATGTTGAGATTATGACGCAGGAACTAAATCAGAGCCAGTGTCAGGTGGCAAAAGATGATTTGTGGGACAATGCCTTGGCAATATTAGCAATACCAAACAGAGAGTCCCAAAACTCTGGAGGAGATACACAAGGAGCAGTATCATTAAGGGCTGGATGGGATTTTTCAAAGACAAGAGCAAAATTAAAAGACCCAATTGTGAAATCGGCAGAGAAGAGACTTGCAAAAGTTGTCTTAAATGTAATACGCGTTAAGGACAATGATTTGAAATTGTCAATGAGGGATTTTGATGTGCAAATCAATCATAGCCCGCAAGACAATATGTACACAAAGTCGCAAACACTATATCAGCTTTTAGAGTGCGGCATACATCCTCTTATTGCCATTAAAACGGTGGGGCTTTGGGGAGATGCTGAAAAGACATTCCTCTTGTCTAAGCCATATATAGATGCGTTGTGGAAAACAATTGATAATGCAGAAGAGCAGGAACAAAAAGCACAGGAAATTGTAAACCAATTAAATAAACAGCAAAATAAGACAGCTACCGAGTAATCGGTGGCTGTTTTTATTTTATAAATTCGCAAAGTTGTGAGCGTAAAAATCAACAGTGTCATTCGGTGTCGTTGCACCGCAAAAATTCGTAAAGACATATCGGAGGTAATCAATGAAAAGAGAAGAGTTAATTGCAATGGGTATCAGTGAGGAAAATGTTGAAAAAATCATTGCTGATTACGGCAGTGCCGTACAGCGAGAACAGGCAAAAGCAGCAGAGCTTAAGGCAAAGGCAGACAGCGCAGATGAGCTGCAGAAAAAGCTGGATGAAATGGAAGCAGGAAACCTCACGGAACTTGAAAAAGCAAACAAGGCGTTAGAGACAGCAAATCAGCAGATTGCAGATATGCAGAAGAAAAACGCCATCAGAGACCAGCGCGAAGCATTGATGGAAAAGTTAAAAATCAATGCAGAGCAGGCAAAAACGGTCGTCAAAGATGATGGAAGCCTTGATTATGACGCTCTTGGAAAGATTACATCCGAAAAGGAAACCGCAGCAGCGCAGGCAAAGGAACAGGAGATTGCAAATAATTCTGAAAATCCGGGCGGCGGTACTGCAGGTGGAGAGAATAAAAAAACGGCAGATGTTGAAAATGCCGAAAGTATCAGCTTTGGCGAACCGGCAAAAAATGTAGAAGCCAAAGACCATTATGTTTTATAGGAGGTAAATTATGGGAAAACCGATTGAAAGAGACTTTACACAGAGTAAAGGAATTTTAAAATTCTTTCCTTATGAGGGTGCGGCGTGTATCGTTCCGCAGACAATGGTGTCAAGTGCCGATGCAAACGGAAAGAAGATTGCAAAGGCAGGGACACCGTTCCCAAGCAATGACGAATCTTGCAAAGGGTATCTTCTGGAAGATGTTGACGTAACAATGGGAGATGCGCCTGGAACTTATGTATATCAGGGTTCTATTGACAGCGCAAAGGTAACAGCGAACGGAGTGACCGTGGAAGCAACTGCAAAAGCAGCAACACCGCGTGTTACTTTTTTTGATTAAAAAATGGAGGTATTAGAGAATGGCATTACCATTAGCAGAAGCATTTACCGCAAGAAGTCTTGGGGTTATGTGGAATAATTATGAAAAAACGCTTGGTTCTGCACCTTACTTAGGTAGACAGAAATTTGGAACCAGAAAACAGGACAGCCTTGAACTTAGATTTATCAAAGGGAAAAACGGTCTTCCGGTATCCTTAAAGGCATCCAATTTTGATGCGCAGGCAGAGTTAAGAGATGTCGGTGGATTTTCGGATATTCAGAACGAGATGCCGTTCTACCGTGAATCTTACATGGTAACAGAGCGTGAAGAGCAGGAGTATGCAAATTACCAGTCGGCAGAAAATTCCAACATGGCAAACCAGGTGCTTAGAGAAATCAGCAAAAAACCGATGATGCTTATTGAAGGAGCAAGAGTAGTGCCGGAACGCCAGATTTGGCAGTTATTAGCACCATCTGATGGTATTCCAAGAGTACAGGTAACAATTGGTGGCAAGAGCTACTATGTTGATTATACTTCCGATAATGGAGTATCGCACAAGAGAGACCATTACAAAGATATTTCTGGAAGCGATACCGATAAATGGTCTGCATCCGAAACAGCAACGCCACTTGATGACCTTATCGAGATTAAACGTGAGTTTGCAAAGAAAACCGGATATTCCCTTGCACGTTTTAGCATGAATACAGAAACGTGGGAGATGGTTCTTAAGGCAGAAGACACAAAGAAACAGGTGCTTGGAATTACTGCTTACAATGGAGGTATTCGTTTACAGCAGGGGCAGGTTACAGAGTATCTTAGAGGATACGGCATCGAGATTGAAGTTTACGACAAACTTTACATCGACCCGGCAGACGGTGCCACCAAATATTTTATTCCTACAGGAGTTATTTCAGCGCAGGCATCCGGCGTGTACCTTGGAGATTATGTCTTTGGAAAGACACCGGAAGAGAGAAGCGGAAGTTTAACAGACGGAAACCTTTCTATTGTAGAAACCGGTATTTCGGTGTATACATACGCAACAAATCATCCGATCAACACTCATTGCGTTGTGTCAATGATCGGATTGCCTACTTTTGAGGGCATGGACAGCGTTGTTGTCATGAAAGTTGCGTAGGAGGTGCGGTATGATTGCTGAATACACGGTAAAGCGCAATGGAAAATGGTACAAAGCAGGAGATGAAATCCCGGACATTGTTCTGGGAGAGAAATCTTCCGGAGGGTACACCAAGACAGAGATTAACAGAATGAGCACTGCTGATTTACAGGCACTTGCCGCTGAACATGGGATCGAGGGTGCAGAAGAAATCAGTGGAGCGGAACTGAAACGCATTTTGATCGAGCAGTTCGGATTATAGGTAGGGAAGAATGGACGAATATACAACATTAGAGCAGGTCAAAATCAGACTGAAACAATTTCATATTGAAACCGTTACGGATGAAGATGGTGTTACTTCTGATGTTGTCGTGTTCGACCAGAAAGAAGATAATCCTTACATCGAACAGCTTATCAAGCAGGCAAGAAATGAAGTGGTAAGCAAGCGGAATTACCCGGAAAGCTACACGGATGAAAAAATATCCGAAGACTTGAAACAGTTTGAGGATGTAATCGTCAATTTAGCCTTGTACGACCATTCACAGGCAGGAGAAGCCTATATGGCAAGTTATTCAGAAAACGGCGTAAGCCGTAGCTGGAAAGACAGGGAAAGCTTGTTTGTTGGAGTATTTCCGTTTGTAAAAGCATTATAACCGTATGGGATTCCATCTGGTTAGAAGATTGTGCGTTACGTTTTGCCGACGTCGGCAAAACGTAGCAGGCGTCACACATTGAGCGGTGGTGGGCGGTGTGCCATAAAAATGAAAGGCGGTATATGATTTGACGATTGAAATATCAACAGCAATCATTATAAGCGTGCTGTCGCTTGGTTTTTCCGTCTTTATGGGCTTGAAGAGCAACAAAAGGACAGACAACACGGATCTTGAAGAGCGCGTGCGGGAGAACACACGCATTAACATGAAGTTGGATGCCATTTCAAACAACACAACCGAGATCAAGAATGAAGTTTCGGAGATGAGAAAAGAAATAAATTCTCACGACAACAGAATTATAAAGGTTGAAGAAAGTGTGAAATCGGCGCATCACAGAATTGACGGGATAGAAACCCGTCTTAATGATGAAAAGGAGGTTTAATCATGGATATTATACAGTCTGTAATTGCAAATATGACAATTATTCTGGCAATCATTGGTGCGCTGGCATTTGTTGTGTCTGTGGTAACACAGGTAATCAAAGGTGTAGGCGTATTTTCTAAGATTCCAACGGACATTTTGGTATTTGTTCTTTCTATCGGAATCACGGTCGCTGCGTTTGTGGCATACATGCAGTACATCCAGACATCAATTTTATGGTATATGATCTTGGCAGCTATTATTGCAGGATTTATTGTTGCGTTTGTCGCAATGTATGGATGGGAAAAGCTTTCTGAGCTGTGGAAACGGTTCGGCAAGGATGTGAAGTGAAATGCTTGAGATCAATAAGCAAAAAATGAGTTATTCGCAGCAAAGCGGCAAGGTGCCGGTATATGTGACGGATGATGATGGTAACATCGAATATTCTTCGTACACGGATTCTGATGGTAATGTAATTTATTACCTTGATGATGACGGGAACAAGATACCGAAGACAACCGGAGAGTATACCACAGGTTATGAAAAGCCTGTGTTTTTTTATTCTTCGATCAGCAATAAGTTGAGCGAAGCACTTATAAAAGAATTTGGCGTAGATAACTCTACAAATTTTGTTCAGATCGTAGAAGACAAAGGAAAGCTTCCATTGAGCGTCGGATCTTTGGTATGGAAACGATCAGACGTAAAGTACAAAGATGAAGAGAATACAATCGTTGACGAAAATTCGGCTGATTACATCGTAAAAGGTGTCGCAGACGAGGGATTGACGGTTGATTTGTTCTTGTTACAAAAAAATGTGAAGTAGGTGTGGCATGGGGAAGAAAGTAATCACAATGAGCCTGTCTGAAAAGTCTATTCAGAACGCCATACGAGAGCTTAGAGCCTATAAAAACAGCTTGACATATAAATGCCAGCTATTGGCAGAAAAACTCGCGGAAAAGGGCGTAGAGATTGCCAGAGTACAAATTGCTGACCTTGACGCAATATTCACATCAGAATTGATTTCCAGTATTCATTCAGAATACAAGGGAAGTACCAAAGGAGGCGGGATATGGGCGGTAGTTGCCGGGACGGACCATGCAATGTTTGTTGAATTTGGAACAGGAACCGTAGGACAGCAAAATCCTTATCCAGGGAAACTGCCGGATGGCGTTTCGTGGCAGTACGCAAGTGGAAAAACTATACATCAGATTTCAGATGGAATATATGGATGGTTTTATCAGGACGACAATGGCGATTGGTGGTTTACAGAGGGAATGCCAAGCCGACCATTCATGTATCTGACCGCGAATGAGTTGCGGCAGATTGTTACACAGACAGCGAAGGAGGTGTTTGGATAATGGCAGACAACCAGTGGGTATTTGATCTTGAAACAAACATTTTCTCCAATGTTGCAACGATAGCCAAACCAAAACTCAAGAAAAAATACAAAAGCATGAATTTTGACACTGCATTTACAACGGTTGAAAAGAACCTTGATAAAGACCCTGTTTTCCCGACTATTTACATCCATGAGATGCCGGGGCTTGAACGTGGGGCAGATTTAGAGGGCACATCCGTAAATGCGGTGCAGGAAACAATACAGGTTGACGTCATTACAAACACAAAGCAGAGCGATGCAAAAGGGATTATGGCTATTTTAGCTGATGCCTTTAAACAGATGCGATTTCAAATTACAGCAATGCCGGAGTTTAAAAATGACAGTGAAAAAAAATTTAGAAGCGTTGCAAGGTTCCGGCGGATAATCGGAGCCAATGACAGATTGATGTAAAAGAGCCGAAAGGCTCTATTTTTTATGCACCGGGTGCAAAAAGATGCGCCCGATAACCGCATTATTTGGCGGTAGAAAGAGAGGTAAAAATGGCAGAAGCAGGATTGTCTACGTTAGGAATTACGTTTGGCTATGGCA